GACGCACGAGATTCGCACAGGGACCTTCGAGATTCGCATAAGTCTCATAAACACTTCGAGATTCACATATCACAATATCATTATACTCTACTAGATTCGCACGAGATCTTATAAACACTTCGAGATTCGCGTCATCAATACTTCGAGATATCATAGTATCATCATATACTAGATTCATTACTAGATTCACAAATACACACATAACACTTCGAGATTCACACTAGATTCACATATATACATTCACGAGTTCTCGTAGACACTTCGAGAATCGCACACTACACTTGACATTCATTCGAGATACACGTATACTGTACACATAGTTTCTCAGGAGTTCGAGTTCTTATGTCCAGTTCTTATCTGTCTGCAACAAAGACTAAGTATCGCGTAACGCTAGAACTAGAGGTACTCCCAGATATGAATCCACATCAGATTCAGTGGGAAAAAGTACTCGAACTCGAACCAGCAGAAAAGGTTAGGGCTTATGTCGAAGACTTAAGTACACCTGACTTCTGGTGAGAAATTATAATTTTGTCTCCTAAGTTTATCCCTATTAATTCCTTATTCTACCACAGAATGAGGAATTTTTTTATACCTTATGCCACTTGTAGAACTGTCCATAATATTCACCAAAGGTCTCGAAGTGGTGTTATGTTTGATTCGTGGTTGAGAAAACTCTACAAACTCCCACCCAGTTTCTTATGAAAACCGCAAATTCTTTTTATTGGACTTTCATCGACACATTGGTCTACAATATTGCAACAATTGCCGCAGTGGTAGTTGGTATCACTCAGTTCGCAATTCGTGCATTCAATGAGAACAATGGAGCACAAAAGGTCCGTAAGGTGACACAAACTGTTCTGCAGTTCGTTGATACCAGTGTGGACAAGCTTCAGGTTCTCGTGAATACCGATGTGCCAGAAGTTAAAGTGGCACGTAAATCTCCCAAACGGAAGTGATTCCTGGTACATTACATTCGTTCGCTTGAAAAAGACTTATGTGTGGTCCTGCTCCTGAGTACACTTTCCAAGATTTCCTGAATGATGCTTCCGATGAAGAATGGGTGGAATGGGAAAAGAAAGCAGCAGAGCTTGAGATTCCTGTAGACTATTACATTCAAGAGTTTGTATAAGAAACTCTTGTGACACTCGGAGAACTGGCACAAGACCCCTTGTGGTTCTCCCTGATTCGTTCTACATTACATTCGTTCCTGAGGTTCTTATGTCTTTCGTTGAAACTCTCCTGGCAGAAGGTTATGTTTACAATGACGAAGATTTTGATGCTTGTTATGTAAAGCACGATCCTGATGAGTGTGTCTATCATCTCTACCAAGAGGGTGAAGATGATGGAGAGTGGAACTACGTTAAGATGACAGATCAACTCTTTGATGTAATTACAGAGTACACTGTAAACGTTAACGTTCAGAATGTGACACTCTGAGAACTGGTACAAGGGGACTTGCAAAGGTCCCCAATCCGTCCTACATTACATTCGTTCAAACAAAGGAACACCAAATGACCGTCACTCTCACCGCTTCTTATAAAGAGTTTCTGACTGCAGATACTGTTGAGAAGATCGATGAGTTGATCGATGAGAACTATGCTCTGGATGATATGCTAGAGTTCATTGATGCTCACTCTGAGGCAGATTTTGTTTCTTATTATGAGGAATATGTAACTGCGGGCGAAAGTGTTGGTTATGATGTAGCTGACGCTTTCGTTGAAGAGTTTGGCATTGATTGTATCGAATCCTGTTCAGAAGCATATCAAGGTGAATATTCTTCTACCTCTGATTTTGCTGAGGAATTCTACAGTGAAATGTACAGCATTCCTGATGCAATCGTTGTAGATTGGGAAGCAACTTGGGAGTCGATGCTTCGTTATGATTATGCTTATGTTGATGGATTCGTCTTCAACAAAAACTTCTAATCTCTGATGAGAGTATAACCTTTAGACTTATTGTTCCTAATAAACCAACTGATATCTAATTTAGTTTCTCTACACCATTTTGATAAATTGAACACCTCAAGGATTTCCCCTTGGGGTGTTTTTATTTTGTATTTTTTTGCGTGAGAATATTCATTATTATATTGTACATCGCACCACTCTAAGTTGCTGATGTGATTATTATCTTTCGTTTTATCTTTATGATTAATCATTGGTAGATTGTTTGGGTTGGGCAAATATGTTTCTGCTACCAATCTATGGACTTTTTTATAGTATTGTTTTTTATCAATATAAACGGAAACAACCAAATATCCTTGACGGTCAATATGTCTTTTTAACTCATATTCTTGGTTTTGGTCTATTTCCCACTTTCCTATACCTACTTTTTTTCTTCTACTGAACACTCTGCCATCTTCCGTGACAAAGTAACCCTTATAAGTGGGATGTTCTTTCATCTGCTTCTAATTGACTCGCAGTTCTATTTATACAACAAAGGGGGAGATTTTACTCTCCCCCCACTCTACGATTGCGAGTCATTAGAGCACTAATATTTAGTAACCTCTTCTCAACTCATTTTTAATCTCACGCTTCATATTCTCCCTTTCACGTTTAGCATCTATTGCATCCTGTTGTTGTTGCACTTGTCTCTGTGACTTCGCCCTACTTTGTGTCACAAAATCTGATGCCTTTTCACGTTGCCTTTGCTGCAACTCTTGCTTACGTGTATCCAAATCTTCTGCGAATTGATTATAGGTTTTCATCTTACAGGAAAGGTTTTTTGAATATTTATAGGCTGCTTGAGTGGCGACCTTTTTCATCATAGAGGCTACCCCGCCTCTCCTCCGATTGTCCCCTTATCATAAGGCAGCCACAGGGGCATTTGTGGGCAGCCAGTGCCACTTCGTGAACTGACCCCAACCCCTTGTGCTGCCCCCCATTTCGTGCCATACTACCTGTATGCAAAACAAACACCTCGAACACCCCGAAGATACGATCCTCACGGGTGATCTTTCTGTTCTCAATTGGTTCACTGCTAAGGGTAACCTGAGCGTGAAGATTGATGGTTGTCCCGCTATTGTCTGGGGAACTGATCCTGCAAATGGTAGGTTCTTCGTTGGAACCAAAGCTGTCTTTAACAAAGTGAAGATTCGCATTGCACATTCTCATGAAGAAATTGATGCGTTCTATCAGGGTGAAGTTGCGTCTATTCTTCACGCTTGCTTTGATAATCTGCCTTGCACAGACTCTATCATTCAAGGGGATTTTATTGGTTTTGGTGGTGATTGTGAGTACACTCCCAATACGATCACTTACCAGTTTCCTGAAGTAGTTTCTCAAGAGGTTATCATTGCTCCTCATACTGTCTACCTGGCAGATTATGATCTTCGTGATGCTGTTGCGTATCCGTTGAATCAGCAGTTGGTTTCTGATGATCAGGTGCTGTTTGTTCAACCTGAGGCATACATTGCACACGGTCAAGAATCGTTTGCTGATGTAGAAGAGATCTGCAACTTTGCTCGTCAGATGTCTACTCTGGTGAACTTTGTTTCTGATAAGGAAGCAGCAAAGCTGAAGCAACAACTGAATGCTTGTATTCGTGAGGGTCGTGAGGTGAATCCTGATGAGTTTGATTGTGATTCTAACCTGATCGGTCTCTGGAAGTTGGTGAAGTCGATCAAGGAAGATTGTTTGTATCTGTGTCGTTGTGATGGTCCTGCTGCTTACATTGGGCACGACAGAATCACCGCTGAGGGTTTCGTGATGACCAATGAGTTTGGTATGATGAAACTTGTAAACAGGGAGGTATTCTCTCACGCTAACTTCACCAGCGGTCGATTTCAGTGTGCCAGCTGAGGCACTGTCCACTGAACCCCCACAAGCGCCACAAGATGCGCCATACTATCAGAGTCAACCAAAGGAGAGCAACCAATGTTTGATGAGATGTGGCAGGAGATTCAAGATGCTCCTGGTGAAATCTTTGACATTCCTGAGATTGATGATGCCGAAGATTTCAATCTGAATGACTACCTGAACTCTGATTATGACTACTGAAATCAAAGAGTTTTTCACTGAAGATCAATGGGATCTGATCTACAACTTCATCGGAAATGCTCTGGATGATGATCTGTTTGATCCTGATGATGTCTACGCTATTCGTAACAGAATCCACACACTTTTTCAAGACTGATGGCAGTTCGTACACTTCAAGTCACTGAAGTTTCGTTTGATTTTGATGATCTTGACTTCACCGTTGAGCAACAACAACAGGTCGTAGATTCTGTCGTTGGCAATGTCTTTGAGGTAGAAGTTGACGACGACGATGATGACGAAGCAATCGCAGATGCGTTAGTTGAAGAGGTGACAGATTACACTGGTTGGTGTGTCTTCTCTCTTGATTTCGTTCACGTTCTTAACACTCACTGATTATGAACCGTTCTGAACTCCAAGATCAACTCATTCAGCAGATGTTGGATGACATGGATCTCAAGACAATGACTCAACTTTGTTATGACTACCTGGATGAAGGCTATGCTAAGTACAGTGATAACGAACTTCGCAATGAAGTGATCGAATACTATCCCGAACTCCTGGATGACTGAATCAATGATCACTACCAGCTTTGCACACGGTGACTCCTACGGTATGGATGATCACTACACTTATGATGAAAGGGATTGTGATGACTTCTACTCTGCAGAACATTATGACAAAAGAGCAGCAGAGCGTGACGGTTGGACGGCTGACCACTGGGTGCCTACCTGGTGACCTCTGACCCTTTATACTGATCTCAGTTCAGACAACTCCAATGACTGCAACCACCTACCAGACCAACCTGACCGACCGCACCTACAATGGTTGGACTAACTACGAAACCTGGAATGTTGTGCTCTGGATTGAGAATGACGAAAGCATTCAAGACTACATTCAGCAACACGAAATCTGCTGCTATGAAGAACTCCTGGATGCATTCTATGCCTGTGGTAGCACTCAGACCCCTGATGGTGTGAAGTGGGCAGATCCTAAGATCAACCGCGCTGAGATCAACGGCGACGTGTTCGATTTCTAAACTGGCACAAGGGGTCACCACAGACCCCCCCTGACCCCTTATACTGATCTCAGTTCAGACAACCGCCCAATGCGCCAGATCGAACGCCAGATGAACGCCGCGATCACCGCCGAGCGTAACTGGAAGAAAGACAACACCGAAGTTACTAACATCGATGGTGTCAGCTATGTCTATCTCTACGGTCATAAGATCGCAGAAGTTGGTGACACCTGGATGCGAATCTTTGATGGTGGGTATCAATCCAACACCACCAAATCGCGTCTGAATGCATTGCTCAGCGCACACGGAATCGGTTCTGAAAGTGTGTTCCAAAAGAACTTCACTTGGTTCTTCCGTGATGCAATGGGTGGCATTCTTCCTTTCTTCTCTGGAATGCGCCTTAACTGAACCAAATAGGAACGGCAGCGCCTTATAAAAGACTCCGCCAACTTCACCCCTTTTTCTACCTAACTCATGACCCGCGAACTTGCTCTTTCCCTGCTCCGTCAAGGTGACAACGGTTCTCAAATTATGCAGATCCTGGATACCCTTGTGGAAGGAATTGAACAGGAGAACATCAGCGACGCGGCCGCCCATTATACCGCGATCAGTTCCCCTACCGCTGAAACCATCCAATTCTGATAGTGGCACACCAGGGGGGTCTGAGGTCCCCCTTTTGCCCTTATACTGATCTCAGTTCAGACGACACCCGATGACCCGATTCGAAGTCCACGTCCCCTCCGCTCCCTATGAGAATGAGAGCACTCATGATGAGGGTCGCGCTTGGGATCTGTGCCTCTCCCTCTCCGAGGACTATGGGTACGCTGAGGTACGCCGCAATGGGATGATCCTGGGATCCTACACTGAGGGGCGCTGACCCCCGATCTGCTACACTGGCTAAGTCAACCACCAACGACCCCGATGCTCCTACCAATCGACTCCTACGGTTCCTCTGCTGTCGCCAAACTCAGCGGCAACCCGATCCGAGGGTCTGTCTGTGTCACCTTCACCAGCGGACCGAAACCCTACCGCTTCGAAGGGGTCTCACGCCGTGCCATCCTTGCCGCTACGATCCTCCCTCCCCTGAGCGTAGGACAATGGGTGAACCGTCACTGCCTGCAGAATCACCAGACCATCTCCCTGTAGAATTCTCTCACAAGCAACGACACCCGATGCAAACCGCTACCCTCTCCGCCGCCCAGCAGCAATACCTGGACGCCTTCGCCGCGCTCTACGAAGCGGCAGACGCCCTGAACGCTGGCGATCCGATGTCCTATGCTCGGTCCCGTGAGATCCACCTTGCCTGCCTGCTGGGCCACACCGTTGCCGATACCTACAGCGGTGCCGATGCCTACCTGCCCGATGGAACTCCCGTAGAGTACAAGAGCACCATCGGCAAGGCGATCAGTGCCACCTACAATGGGATCAGCGTTCAACCGACCTGGGAGGATCAGGAGGCCTATCTGATCGACCATAAGATCGGATGCTACCCCCAGCACTTTTACGCTCGCTATGAGGGTGCCGAGGTCGCTGAGGTCTGGGTTCTGGATTCTGATACGGTGCTCTCCCTGCTGCTGCCCAAAGCAGAAAAGCAATACGCCAGCAAGCGCAACGGCAAAGCAAAGGACCCCCGCATCGGAGTGACCCTGAGTGCTGGTGAGATCCGCCGCCACGGCCGCCGCCTGGTCTGATCTGTGCTACACTGGCCAAGTCAACCGATCCGCCTCCCCCTTATGGCACTCTACAACATGGCAACCGATCTCCAGACCCGCCAGACCGTATGGGTCAGCACCAACGTGGTGAAGGGTCGCCCTCAACTCAACTCCCACCGATCCGATCGCCTCGGCGCTTCCCTTGCCGCTGGAAAAATCGATGGATTTTCTGCAGCGGAACTGGCAGGTCTGCACACCGAATACCAGGGGGTGGGGTGACCCCCCTCCCTCCCATTCGTGCGGGGCATTCGTGATCAGCAGTTATAGGGTATAACGTTATCGTTATGTCCGCCCGCCCTGCCGTATAAAAACCATAAGGAACCCCTAACCTACAGAGGTGACAAAGCGCGAGAGTTATATAAGATCTAAAAAAATTTCCGTGGCCATAAGAAACCTATGAGACCCCTTCGAAACATTTCATATAATACTAAAAGACGCCCCTATTGGAACTTCTGGAAAGTTGTTCTTGCAGGGTGGTTAATCAGGTATCCGAAACTGATATGGATGCCCGTAGGTTTCTTATTAGTACTCATATATAATGCGGTGACAAAATGAAAATGACTGAAAAAAATTCCGGACAAAAAATATATCACATATATGCCGAAGGGAAGTGTATCTACCATTCTCTGAAGGAGGAAGAGTTTAATACAACTTGGACGGCCTTAAATCGTTTGGCGGAGTTAGTCGCAAAAGACGCTGATTTGTCTTATGAGGAACTAGTCACAAACAAGAAGATTGCTCTAGAGTCTTCACATTGACAGAGCATATATAGACTGATAAAATTGAACTGAAGTCAACTTAATCTTATGGCAAAAGGATTTACCGTAAAGGCAGCAGCCCCAAAACCGAAAGAACAGGAATGGGACTATGATGCTATCAAAGAAAGAATGAAAGGAAAATCGATTGTCTTCTGTCTTCCTGGCAGAGGGTGTTCGTTTATTTTTCTGAAAGCATTTGTACAACTTTGTTTTGATCTTGTACAAAACAATATGAGTATTCAGATTTCTCAAGATTACTCATCAATGGTTAACTTTGCACGTTGTAAAGTACTTGGTGCAAATGTTCTCCGAGGACCGAAGCAAATTCCTTGGGATGGAAAACTTCAATATGATTATCAACTCTGGATTGATAGTGATATTGTATTCAATACTGAAAAGTTCTGGCAACTTTGTGATATGGCATTGAATGAAGAAGGGGAAGAGAAAGAGATTGTTGCTGGTTGGTATGCAACAGAAGATGGTCATACAACCTCAGTAGCACACTGGTTAGAAGAGGATGACTTCCGTAAGAATGGTGGAGTGATGAATCACGAAACTGTCGAATCAATTCAGAAGCGTCGTAAGCCATTTACGGTTGATTACACTGGATTTGGTTGGGTTCTGATTAAGAAAGGAGTCTTTGAGAATCTTGAATATCCTTGGTTTGCTCCAAAGATGCAAGTTTTTGAATCTGGTGCAGTACAAGATATGTGTGGAGAAGATGTTTCATTCTGTCTCGATGCAAAAGAACAAGGACTTGAGATTTGGTGTGATCCTCGAATCCGTGTTGGCCACGAAAAAACTCGCGTAATCTAATGTTTAATATCCTTTACAAAGGACGCAAATTATATCAGAATCTCAGTCACGAAGAATGTGCTGAGATTCTTGAAGAATTGTCTTCAGAATTTTATCAGAATGAAGACTTCGATGTTACTGAACTTGAATTGGAGGAAATCTAAATGGCAAAACGACCATCGGCAAATGCACAACAAATTGAATCTAAACCCAAATCAACTCGACAGGGACTTGGGAAGCATACAAAATATGCTGCCAGTTCACGAAATGGTGCAAAAAAGCGTTACAGAGGTCAAGGAAAAGGCTGATGTACACTTTGGATTCTTCTGAGGAATGGAATATCATTCACAACGAAGATCTTTGGGTTTATAATAAATTATTTCTAAGTCGGACTTTGGGATACAACTGCGGACCTTGTGGGGTTCCAGTTCCCAAACCCGACTTTTATATTATCCGCCCATCTTTTAATTTATTGGGTATGGGTCGGTTCTCTCGTAAGGAATACATTGAGTCCCTTACAGATCATTTGCATCCTTCTGAGTTCTGGTGTGAAATCTTTGAGGGGGAACATTTGAGTGTTGACTATCGCCGGAAAAAAACCAATTTAATCGTAAAAGGATATAGAGAACCGGGAAGTTCTCTCTATAGATGGTCTAAGTGGGAAAAGGTAGAAAGGCATATTGAATTTCCAAGTATTTTAGAGAATCTTAAAGGTGATTATGAGTGGATTAATTGTGAATTTATTGATGGTAAGTTAATCGAAGTTCATTTTCGACGTAATCCAGACTTTCGTTATGGAAATAATGTTGCGATTCCTATCTGGAAGGATCAAAATGCTCCCAAGGATGGTAAATATAGGTATATTGAAGACGTAGATTATCTTCGAAAAGGATTTTTAGTTGATTAAAGGGATAGCAACCCCTTAAAAAGTTCTGATTTTACAAATCAGGAGCAAAAAATGACTAAAAAAGTTGATAAAGATCAAAATTATATGAAAAATGAGTGGGGAACACAGTATTTGTCAAGCGAATACGGTTGGGAAGACAAAATTGAATCTCAAAAGATGCTTCGTGAGATCTCAAATGATGATCTGACACCCAAAAAACACGACTTTTTTCATCAAAATGAGATTCATTCCAAAATTCGTAATGATGACGACTATGATGATTGGGAATATGGGACAGAACCGCTTTATGAATCAAAAAACGGTAATAAATAAGATAGATTTATAGTATTTTTATGCCTCTAGAGAGGGTAAGTAAGAGTTTCAAAGATCTAAGTATGAGTTTTCAGATTAGCCCTCTGAATTCGGATCTTATTGCCCTGAAGAATGAAAGTGCTATTGCTCGCTCGGTAAGGAACTTAGTTCTTACTCTACCGGGTGAGCGTTTTTTTAATGAAAATCTTGGTTCTAGAGTCAGTCGTTCATTATTTGAAAATATTGATGCTATCACTGCATCAATTATTGAAGATGAAATTAAAAACACTATTGAAAACTTCGAACCAAGAGTTCGCTTAATTAGTGTTAATGTCAATCCAAACTTTGATGAAAACGAGTTCAACGTAACTATCAATTATAGAATTGTTGGTATTGACGTATTACCACAACAGTTATCATTTGCACTACAGCCAACTCGATAAATGGCATCACTAGTAAATTTTACAAATCTAGACTTCGATCAGTTAAAAATTTCGATCAGAGATTATCTGAGAGCGAATTCGAATTTTACTGACTATGATTTTGAAGGATCTAACCTTTCTGTGTTAGTCGATGTACTTGCGTATAACACGTACATCACCTCATACAATGCTAATATGGTTAGTAATGAGGTTTTTATTGATTCTGCGACTTTAAGAGAGAATGTAGTCTCTCTCGCTAGAAATATTGGTTATGTACCAAGATCAAGAAAGGCAGCAAGAGCAAATATTTCATTCTTTGTAGATACTACAAGTTTTTCTACTACACCTTTAACACTAACTCTCAAAAAAGGAGTTGTTTGTACTACATCAACAACATTCGGTAATCAGAGTTACTCCTTTACGATATCTGAAGATAAGACAGTACCTGTAGTAAACAATATTGCAGTCTTTGACAATATCGACGTTAAAGAAGGAAATTATATTGTTACTAATTTTATAAAGGATCCATACAATAAGAAGCAAAGATTTATATTACCAAATAGCGGTGTTGATACTTCTACAATACAAGTTTTTGTAAAAAATAATCAATACTCCACTGCAAAAACTGCATACACATTAGCAGAAAACTTATTTGATGTAACCTCGACATCGACCATTTATTTGATTCAAGAAATTGAAGATGGTCAATATGAGTTAATCTTTGGTGATGGTGTTTTTGGTAAAGCATTAAGCGACGGAAATGTAATTGAAGTAACTTACAATACTTGCAACGGAGACAATGCTAACAATATTTCTTCGTTCACTTTTGCTGGAAGAGTAACTTATATTAATGGATCATCAGAAGTTGTCGTTACTAACGGAATATCCTTAATTACCACAAACACACCCTCAACAGGCGGAAACCCTATTGAGAGTGTTGATTCTATTCGTAAGTATGCTCCAAAATACTTCTCCACAAAGAATAGAGCTGTAACTGCAAATGATTATGAGTCTTTGGTTTATCTTGTTTATCCAGAGGCAAGGTCAGTTTCAATATTTGGAGGAGAAGAATTAAGTCCTCCAAAGTATGGAAAAGTATTCATTAGTATCAAACCAACGAACGGAGACTATCTCTCCAACACCATTAAAGAGAATATTCAAAGAGATCTGAGAAAGTATTCTGTAGCAGGAATCATTACCGAAATTATTGACCTTAAGTACTTGTATATTGAAGTAGACAGCAATGTTTACTACAATACCAATCAGGTGCCAAATGCTGCACAGTTGCAATCGTCAATCTTCTCAAACATAGAGAAATATTCCAAATCATCAGAATTAAATAGTTTTGGTGCAAGATTTAAGTACAGTAAGTTCTTAAAACTTATCGACGATAGTAACTCTGCTGTTACATCAAACATTACTAATATCACTATTAGAAGAGATTTGACAGCAACAATTAATGCTTTTACTAAGTATGAAATTTGTTATGGAAACAGATTTAATATTAAGAGTATGAGTGGTTACAATATTAAATCATCTGGGTTTAGAGTTGCTGGTCTAAGTGACACCTTATATCTGGGGGATTTGCCAAATTCTGATGGTCAAAAAGGGACGGTTTTCCTATTCAAACTAACTGCAACAAATAATCCTGTTCTAGTTAGAAACAATGTAGGAACAATTGATTATATCAAAGGTGAGATACTTTTGAATCCTATTAACATTTTATCAACCAGTATTGAGAAAAGAGGATCATCAATTATTGAAATATCGGCAGTTCCTTATTCTAATGATGTAATTGGATTACAGGATTTGTATTTGTCCCTAGATATTAATAATACTAACGTTGAAGTAATCCCAGACACAATAACATCTGGAACTAATCCTTCTGGTAAAAACTACATTGTTTCGCCAAGCTATTCAAACGGAGTCCTTGTAAGATAAAGTAATGACAGAAAATAGAGTAAAAGTTCAATCAATCGTTAAGAACCAACTTCCTTCATTTGTAAGGGAAGATTATCCTTTAGTAGCAGAATTTTTAACACAATACTACAAATCTCAAGAATATCAAGGTGCTCCAAAAGATTTAATAGAAAGTATTGAAAAATATCTAAAACTAGACAATAATACTAACTTAACTGAACAAACAACTCTTACACAGGATATTAGTTTTTTTGAAACTGAAATTAGAATTGATCCTACAACAGTTGTCGGTTTCCCCGAGACTAATGGACTTGTTAAGATTGATGATGAAATAATTCATTATGAGTCTCTGACAAAATCTAATGATGCATTAGAGTATCCAGATACTCTTTCTGGATGCTCTAGAGGATTTAGTGGTGTTACTTCGTATCAAGATCAAGAGAATTCTGAAAGATTAGTTTTTTCTGAGAGTGAGTCTCAGGAACATACTTTTGGAACCACTGTCATTAATTTAAATGCTCTTTTCTTAAAAGAATTTTTAAAGAAAGTTAAGAAACAGTTTTTACCAGGATTTGAAGAGCGTTTATCCGATCAGATAAACCAGAATATCTTCATTAAACAATCAAATGACTTTTATACATCTAAAGGAACTGATCAATCGTTTGAAATTCTATTCAGAGCTCTTTATGGTGAAGATGTAGAAGTTATTAAACCTAGAGACTTTTTAATTAAACCATCAAATGCAGGATATAGAGTAAGTATAGATCTTGTAGGAGAATTGGTTCAGGGAGATCCATATGGACTAGAGAATCAAACTCTAAGTCAGGATGAATATTCTCAATATGGAATTCCTGCAGCTTATGGATCTATTTCTAAAGTAGAGAAAATTAGTTATATTGATGGAGATTATTACAAGATTAGTCTTGACTATGACTATGATAAAGATATTGTAGTAAAAGGAAGTGTATTCGGATCCTTCTCAGTACATCCAAAAACTTCAATTACTTCCGAAACAGCAATCGGAAATAATTTTATTGACGTAGATTCTACTGTAGGTTTTCCAGAAGCAGGAACTCTTATTCTAAAAGATTCTGATGGGATTCAGTTATCAGTAACTTATAGTGATAAAACAAATACCCAATTTTTGGGTGTATCTGGATTAACAATCGCTTTTGATGCTGGAACAACAGTTTCTTTGGATGTTTACTGCTATGGGATTTCGAAAGAAGATTCTAGCGAAGTAAGATTAAGAATTCGCTCAGTTCTTTCAGATCTGGTTATTGAGGGAGATACCTATTATTTCTCTCCAGGCGAAAAGATTAGGATTAAATCACTCGGAATAGTAAGTGAAGAGTCCAAAGCAAATGAATGGTTTTTAAATATCCCAGTTAGGTATGAATTTGTCTCTATTACAAATTTTGTTAGAAGAGATGATGGAAGAAATGAATATATTTACAATTTAAGAACACCAACAAAGAATTCTCTAAACGTTGGGGATCAAATTCGCATTTCTAGTAACAGACTAGGAAGCGCCGATGGTATTGTAGTAGCTATTATTGACGAATCGAACTTTACAACTTCATTCTCTAG